TTGTTTTTGTCTCATAACGAGCATCACCACGAGAAGAAAACGGTTAAACAATATTACAAAAAAAATCAGTTCGTCAACGATGAAGAATGGCAAAAGGCAATCGCAACTGACAGCGTATGGTCATTATCGTGGTGGCCTGAAACTGGCGGTGGTAGTTACGTCATTACAGCATCAACGCTTGAAGCCCTTCAAACACGGTTAAAGGCGAGCAAATGGCCGTGAACAATCTTGGAAAATAAATGCGTAAAGACACTTGCTCTAAATGCGGTGGGCTAGAAGGCTACACAGAAACAATCGAAGACAACCAAGTAACGGAGGTTCATTTTTGTCATGACTGCGGAAAAGCATGGTTTCGGCACTACCGAGGACCGGTTGGTGAACTGGGCAGGCTGGATCAACAAACTGGAGCCGGTGGACAAGACGGATGCGAAGCTGATTGACCAGACGATTAGAACGCTGCCAGAGGAAGTCCGGCAGGTGGTCAAAGCGATCTATGTCCAATGGCCAATGCAGTCCATCTACTTTGTAGCCTCTGAGCTACGGATGCCTCCAGCCTTCATCAACCGATCACTGACAAAAGCAAAAGATGCGATCAATCGAGCCTGAAGTTCGCCTGCTATCCGCTGTTGTAGGTCTGGCAGTGCGTGACACAATGCACACTCCAATTGGTAAGAAAGACTTACAACTTCAGCCGGAATCTGCGTCAGCGTTCGACTTTCTTTTCACAGAATCGTCTGACGGTTACTTTGAAATGCTTAACATTGATCCTGGGCATTACCGCAAAAAACTAATAGAGGTAATGAGCGATACAAGTAGTTCCGAAATACCATTCAAGGCAATCGACCGCAGAACATTCAGAATCAATCTCAAACTTTGGAAGGAACAATATGATCGACTGGGTAGAAGGGTGGCTGGAGATGCAAGCGATGATGAAGAAGATTCACAATTCGATGTTGAAGAACAACCCAGAAGAAGCGCATCAACTGTGCATAGAACTAGCCGCAATCGCTAGGATGACAGCACACAAAATATCAATCGACTCAGAATGATTCCCAAAATCCTGCACTTCGTCTGGGTGGGTGACGAAACGAAAGCCCCACTCCAAACCATCCAGCGGTGGCAAAACCTCAACCCTGACTTCAAGGTCAACCTTTGGGGTAACGACGACCTATCTAAAGGTTGGCGACTTGCCAAGCACATGAAGCACTTCTGGAAATCCGAGCTTTGTGGCGTCGCAGACTGTATGCGCTGGGAGATACTCTACGAACACGGCGGAATCGCGCTAGACGCCGATTCTGAGCCTTGTAGAGCCATTCCTGACTGGATGCTAGAGCCGGATGTATGGTGTTCGTGGGAATCGGAGCTTCTCAGGCCGGGATTGCTGTCCAATGCCGCGGTGGGTGCTATACCTAGCCATCCGTTCATCGGTCAGATAGTGGATGACCTTATGCACGACGAGCCGGGTGAACTGATGGCATGGCAGTTCAGCGGTCCGACAAGGTTAACGAGTACCTGGGTGAACAACCAATACCGCGACCTTACAATCTGGCCGAGTCACTTTTTCCTGCCGGATCACTTTGCTGGCTTGCCGTATTCCGGTGAGATGGTATTTGCTCGGCAGGAGTGGAAGTCAACGCGAGGTAAATGGTGATTCTGTTTATCGTCACTTCTGCAATCAACGGCGATGCTAAGCGGTTGTACGAGACGCAACAAACGATTGAGAGCATCCATCGAGCGTGTCCAATCGCGTCAATCTGGGTGCTGGAATCAAGTTTCGAGCATCAGAACGTGATATTTCCTCGGGCGACGGTAAAACACTACGGCTCAAAGTTCATCCAAGACGTAAGAAAAACAGACCGAGACGTTGCCTATATCAAAAACGCTATCGAGTTGCACACAACGATAAATATTTTGCATGACATACCGAATCGCTACAGCCACGTTTTCAAGATTTCAGGTCGCTACACGCTAACCGAACACTTCAACATCCAGGCTCACGTTGCTAACAAGGCGACGTTTGCCCAGGCAAGGCAGACCGGGTATCCACTGGAATACGTTGGGACGGACGGGATGCTGATGACTCGGCTATATTCGTTCGATTACAACGTAATCCCGCAGATGTTGGAGACGTTGGAGCAGATCGAGATGTTCTTCCACGAGCAGTGGGACGGTGGAAAAGTGTTCGACATGGAGCATGGCTTCTACAAATTCCTGCCTCGTGACATTCTCAACGAAGTCGGTAAAATAGGTGTTAGGGGCCGGATTGGTCATCTAACTTCTATTATCGAGGACTGATATGCCGATCACTAGCAAAGCGCAGCAACGTCTCATGTACGCAGCCGCTGGTAGCAAGAAGGTGGCGAAGCAGACTGGCGTTCCGATGTCTGTGGCAAAGGAGATGATTGCCAAGACGCCGAAGAAAGCTTACAAAAAAATGCCAGCCAAGAAATGAAGCCAATCTGGGACAAGCCCCGTCCGAAGAAGCTGGGCAAACCTGATCCGCTGTCGAAGAAAGAGAAGAAGTCAGCGAAGGCAATGGCTAAGTCTGCTGGCCGACCCTACCCTAACCTCATTGATAACATGAGAGCGGCAAAAAAATGAAGTGTCCTATTGTCACGGGTGATGCCGAGCTAAACGACGCCAACAAACAGAAGGCAGTCGATAAAGCTGATTACGGTGAGGCAGAGGAAGGCGCAGAGTACAAGTGCGAGAGCTGTGCTGCGTTCATCCAGTCAGACGAGATGCAGGGTTGTCTGGAAAACGGCATTGCCAAGGACATGGAAGAAGAAGCAGAGGACATGGGCTACTGTGCCCAACTTGATTTCGTCTGCTCCGAGGACATGGTTTGCAGCAAGTGGCTAGGTGGGCAAGCCAAACGAGGTGGCATTGTCATCAAGATCGCTGGGATGATGGACGAATGAGTGCCGCATGGACTCGCAAGGCTGGCAAGAACCCCAAGGGCGGGTTGAACGAGGCTGGGCGTAAGTCTTACGAGCGAGCCAACCCTGGCAGCGACCTAAAGCCTCCGGTTAAGTCAGGCGACAACCCTCGCAGAGCATCATTCCTGGCGCGGATGGGCAATATGCCTGGGCCGGAGTACAAGGACGGTAAGCCTACCCGGTTGCTTTTGTCGCTGAAGGCTTGGGGCGCATCTAGCAAGGCAGACGCTAAAGCCAAGGCAAAAGCTATCAGCGAGCGAAACAAGCGGTGAGAATAACGATAAGCGAAGTACCGTTCTGGCACGCTATCGTCGAGGATTTCTTCGAGGAAGCGGAGGAAATCGCACGAGAGTTCCCGCATCCAGACGATAACTGCTGGTTCCGCTACGACAATCCGCTGGAGATCAAGCAGACCTGCAACAACTGGCAACGGTTTGGTCCAGCCACTTACCGAGCATTCCGCAGCCTGTGCGAGCCACAGTTCACAGCATTTCTGGGTCACAAGATAGGCGACGAACTGTATCCAGACTACGGTTTACACGGTGGCGGACTGCACCAACACGGCAGAGGCGGCAAGCTAAACGTCCACTTAGATTACAACTTACATCCCAAGCTGAACCTTCAGCGCAGGCTAAACATCATCGTCTACATGACTCCCAACTGGGACGAGGACTGGGGTGGCCATCTAGGGCTGTACGACAAGAAACGAAGGTTGGTAAAGACAATTGAGCCAAACTTCAACACAGCGGTCATATTCGATACTCGCGGGTCATGGCATGGACTACCGGAGCCGATAACCTGCCCGGAGGATGTCACTAGAAACAGTCTGGCCATGTATTACTTATGCGACCCAGGAATCACAGACGGACGGAAGCGAGCATTGTTTGCACCATCTCCAGAGCAAGCAGGCGACCCACAGATTGACAGGTTGATAGCAGAACGTTGTAAAATGTAAAGCGCATGACCCAATAGGAGTGCGTGTTATGAATAAAGTAGCGAATGAGAATCTTTCTCGAACAGGTGCGGGCCGACCAAAAGGCTCCAAGAACAAGACCACGTTGCAAGTAAAAGAAGCCATCAGCTACGCAGCGGCAGGGTTGGGTGGCGCAGATAGGCTTATGGAGTGGGCGAAGGAAGATCCGCAGAACGAGCGAGTGTTCTGGGCGCAGATTTACCCTAAGCTGCTTCCGCTGGAAATCTCTGGCAACAACGGTGGGCCAATCGAGGCTGTCATTAAATGGGCGTCCGAGAAGTAGTCATCCCCTACAGTCCTAGAGCGCAGCAGATGGAAATCCACTCTGCGCTGGATGACCACAGGTTCGCGGTTGTTGTGGCCCATCGTCGTTTAGGCAAGACTGTCAGTGCCATCAACCAGCTAATCAAGTCAGCGGTGATGTGCCAGTTGGAACGACCGAGATATGCCTACATTGCCCCAACCTACAGCCAAGCCAAGCGAGTCGCCTGGGACTACCTCAATCATTTTGCCCACCCGCTCGGGGGAACAGCCAACATCTCAGAGTTGCGAGTTGACTTCTGGGACCGCAGGATTGGGCTTTACGGATCGGACAATCCCGATTCACTTCGCGGAAGTTACTTTGACGGAGTGGTTCTCGATGAGGTGGGGGATCAAAACCCGAAGATCTGGAACGAAGTGATACGCCCTGCCCTAGCCGACCGAAAAGGCTGGGCACTGTTCATCGGGACGCCAAAGGGTCAGAACCACTTCTTTGACCTGCGAAACCGCGCTATCGGTGAACCTGGGTGGAAACTGCTGGAGTTCAAGGCCAGCCAGACCAAGATCATTGCCCAGGCTGAACTGGATGACGCCCTGCGGGAGATGGGTCAGGATAAGTACGACCAAGAGTTTGAGTGCTCTTTCCATGCTGCCATCGAGGGTGCGTACTACGGCCACCAACTCAACCAGATGGAAGGGGAGGGGAGGTTCTGCGAGATTAAGCGGGACGACCTCTGCAAGACCATCTGTGCGTGGGACTTGGGTATCGGGGACTCTACGTCTATCTGGGTGGCGCAGGTTCACGGGCAGGAAGTAAGGCTGCTGGATTACATCGAGAATCACGGGGTAGGACTTGACTGGTACGTCCGAGAGCTACGCAACCGTGACTGGCACAAAGCCGAGAACATCGTCCCGCACGACGTACAGGTAAGGGAGCTAGGCTCCGGCAAGTCCCGTCTCGAGGTGTTGCAAGCCGCTGGGCTAGAGTGCCGGATTGCTCCGCGCCTGTCGGTGGATGACGGTATCCAGGCTGTCCGTAGGCTACTGCCGCGCTGCTGGTTCAATGTTCCTGCGGTAAGCGAGGGGTTGAACTGTCTGCGGAACTACCGACGGACGTTCGACGAGAAGCAAAAGGTTTTTTACGACCGACCCTTGCACGACTGGTCATCTCACGGAAGCGATGCTTTCCGATACCTTGCGATTGGGCTGAACGAAACTCAGTCCAGTTGGGGCAAGCCGATTAACATTCAAACGCGCTGGATTGTCTGATGCTGATGCCGCAAGGTAATATCGTGCCTAAACAGGCTTTTGACGCTTTAGTCAAGGAAGTTGCCGACCTTCGCAAACAGGTTGAAGAACTGAAGGCTAAGCAAGAGCAAAAGCGACCGTATACGCGAAAAGAGGTCGAAAATGGATATCGGTAGGCTACAAGGCATTATTCAGTCTGAGATTGACGATGCCATCGGAATGCTGGACTCTGACACGACGGCAGAGCGAGGCAAGGCGATTGAGTATTACCTGCGGAATCCATACGGCAACGAGGTAGAGGGACGCAGCCAGATTGTTACCGGCGAGGTTGCCGAGGTTGTCGATGGTGCGCTGCCGCAACTCATTCGCGTATTTACTGCCAGCGATGATTTAGGTCGGTTTGATCCTGTAGGCCCAGGCGACGAGGAAGGCGCAGATCAGGCGACAGACTATGCGAACTGGGTGTTCTACAAGGACAACCGGGGCTTTGCGCTGCTCCACGACTGGTTCAACGACGCTCTGCTGGAGAAAACCGCCACACTGAAAGCGTACTGGGAGCAGAAGATCGA